ACTCGTTCAATATTACCATCATAAGCTTTAACACAAGCATCGTACATCTCCCGTTCAGTCTTACAATCAGCTAAGATCTTTGCAGCCTTAACTGGCCCTATGCCTTTCAAGCCAATGATGTTGTCAATACGATCCCCTGTGAGGATCTGAGAGTAAAAGTTCTTGAGTCCTTCAAACTCTTCGATGTAATACTCTTCCTTCTTTACGAAGTTGTAATGCCAACCTTCAACTTGATCGAGGTCCTTATCAATGGAGACAATCCAGCCTCCGTTAGTACTTGCTTCGATAGCCACTGCATCATCAGCTTCTTGTCCTTCAACCAGTTCTGCACCAAGGCGCTGGAGATGGTTCCTGATAGCTTTGTAATGCACTGGCCTCTTAGCATCCTTACGATTCCCTTTGTATGGCTCAGTAACTGCAATAGCGTATCTAAAGTTACCTTTACCAGTGATGTACGCTTTGTAGTCATCACACTTGAGATCAAGGTAAACAATGTCATGGAGTAGTTCAGTTACACGAGCCAAGCAAAGAGCTTCATCGACATCCTCTGAGGCAAAACCAACACGATAACAAATGATGTCAGCGTCGATTAAGGCCACAGAGGGTCTAACGTCTTTAGAGGCTGTCTTCTGTCTCTGGGACATAGGTGACCACTTGCGTGACCATGAAGTTCTTCAAGGATGGTGCTTTACCGTGCATCTTGCTCATCTTGTGTTCGTATGAGCTAACAACAGCAACAACCTTAGAACCGTTACCCAAGTCCTCAACTGCAATTTCTTTCATGTCTTCACCGATAGGTTTGAAGGCATACTTAGACTTACAGACAATGTAGTTGCCCATAGAGTCTTTGTTCTTGACCTTGATACCCAAAGCAGTCAACTTAGCTGCATCGTTGTCTGAGATGTTACCGATGGTACATTCGTACTTGTCGTTAGCCTCGTTGAACTTAGTGTTCAGGTTATTCATCCACTTAGTCCAGAACAACTCACCGTTGATTTTTGCTGGTTTCAAATCACTCATCTTAATCTTCCTTTACTTGGTTATTCGCCACTACCGGGCTGGTTAGTTTGTTGGGCTTGTGCTTGCCCCTCTATTTTCTGTACGAGTACGAAAGCGCCTGTCTTAGTTGGCAGCTCCCCTAGTACTTGTAACAAGAATTGTACTTCATTTGGTTCAAGGTTCAGAGTCATTGCAAGTATTTCCCTTCATGTTTTGCAAGTCCGGTTGCTTCTTCTTCAATGTATTCTATGGCAGCAACCAATACCAAGTATACATCTAAAATATCCATTGTGTCCGTGTGGTGAATTATAAACGAATCATCACTAATGTTTAGCAAGATCTGTTGTTTTATTGCATCACTTTTATTAGTGAGTTTCACGCCAATTCCTTCCTATTTTGTATTCCCCATCTAGAGGACATCTTAGATTATACGACAAACCAGCCTCAACGATTGATTGTCTAGCTGCCTGTCCTGCTTCCTCAGCGATTGTATCAGAACATTCAAACTGAAACTCATCGTGGACATTGGCTACGAACTTGACATCCCACTTATTCCTAGTGATCTTGTCATTGAAGATAACTAACGCTTTCTTCATAACGATAGCCCCTGCGCCCTGAAGAAGGCTATTGAGTGCCGCATGTTCACTACGTACCCAAATTTTGCGACCATCGAGGCCCGGTACATAGCCTTTCTCCGCATACCGTTGGACGAGATCACGTAGACGTTGGAGTGCGGGAGTCCCTTCAAGAAATCTATTGATAAGGCGCTGACCCTGAACACGAGAACCCCCGACGATGGATCCGATTTTCTCCGGCCCCGCCCCATATAAGAACGCGTAGGCAAACGTCTTCGCTTGATCCCTCGTTTCCAAACCGGCTGCACGTTGGTTGACCGTATGCACATCTGTGCCGTCCTTAGAGCTTCCCTCGGTGACTGTCTTGACATAGTTTTCATCTTTCATGTAATGAGCCAACATACGTAACTCAAGGCCGCTAGCGTCACAACCAACAAGTACGTTACCATCTTCTACCGTCCAACATTGTCTACATTCCTTTCCGTATGGAGAACCTGAGTTAGGGATCTGAGCCATATTAGGACTGCTATGGGTCATACGACCTGTTACAGCACCGTTAGTGATAACTCTACCATGCACTCTACCATCCTTACCTACAGCATCCATCCAAGACTCAACCTGCGCTACTCGTTTCTGTAGCATCAAGTACTCAGCGATGATCTTAGCTTCAGGGAAGTCTAAGGCTACGAGCACTGCTTCGTCCACAATGGGTTGACCAGTAGGTGTAAACTTCTTAGGCTTCCATCCTAGCTCAATTAGCTTTTCCCCGATCTGCTGTCTGCTTGCTGGATTAAAGGTAATTGTCTCATCCTTGAGTCTTTTTCCTGTCTTCTCGGAATATCGTTCCTTGGTGACGGGAGGCCACTGCTCCTGCATCTGCTCATAGATTCCTGCCATCTTTCCTTTGAGGTCAGCAAGTAAGCAAGTTGCGTAGATTGTGTCAAGTTTGAATCCATTGCGTTCCTGTTTAGAGATGATAGCTGCTACTTGGTGTTCGAGGGTAACAGACTCTTGAGAAAATCCTTTAGATTCGAGATCACTACAAAGACGCACAAAAAGATCCCGTAGAACAGCAACATCACGTACGCAGTAATGCTCAAGCAAGCTAGGAATAGGTTTATCAAAAGCTTCACCAGAGTATTCTTCAGGTCGACCAACCATCCAAGACCAAACTTTTCCATAATCAATCTTTTCCTTTCCTAGTTCGTTTCCCCATGCCTCTAGAGAGTGTCCCTTCTCCCTCGTCGGCTCTAGCAACCTTGACACTACGAGAGTATCGTAGCCCTGCTTCAAGCCAATCTTCGTCCCCCATAGCCTGTTCAAGATCGGGAAGTCGAAGCCTATTCCGTTGTGGGCCACTATCAATGTAGCGTCCTTTAAGTAGTCCCATAGGCCGTTTGGAGCTTTCCATACTCTTACTTCCCCTGTGTCAATGTCCTGAGTAACGGTTAAATGGATCGTAGCGTGATCCAAGGTCGTTTCTATGTCTAGCGCAACTCTCATGTTCTGCTTTCAGTTTTTCGTAGGAGTCTATCAGGGTTTGATACTTGTCTTGTAGTTCATAGAACTTAGTCTCTAAGTCCATGAGTCTACCAACTAAGCGTTCGTAATTATCTATCATACGCCACTCCGTTTGCTGCTTTACGCTCCTTATACCACTTCACAGCAGCTATCCAAGCAGCAGACACAGCAGGTTGTCCATTCCAAGGTTCAAAAGGTAATCCGTACTCTTTAGCCCACTTGAGATAAGCTTCCTGAGTCTCTTTATCCCACATATCTTTTATGTCGTGTTCGTTAATCACTTTCAATTCCTCCTCGACGATAATGGTCAATTAGAAGTCCCAAGATCTTAGCAAGTTCTACATTACCTTCGATATAGGCTTTGCGTTCCTGCTCTTTAAGTTCTCTCAATGTCATACGCTCACTCCGTTCTTGCTCATTTAATCTTCTCCAAAGTTGATAACCACTCTTCAAACTTCTTGTCAATCTCTGAGGGTTTAGCCCTTTGTGTACGTTTCTCGATCTTCTTAGGAACGTAAGGCTGTTTAACCATCTTAGTAGGCCACACAAGCTCTTCAGCAGTGTACCACGGTGCGTTAGGTGCTAGGATAGTTTTCATTTGAGATTTATGAAGAGTCCAACTTGTGCAATAGAGTAACCAAGCCAGATAGCCATGTTACTGTATTCCCCTTTTAAGCCTTGGAGTACACCGACTACAGCGTAACCAATGCCTGTACTACCTACGATCATCATCTCAATCATACGCTCACTCCGTTCCTGCTCATAGTTCCTCCATCACAACTTCATACATTCTACCAGTATCTAAGTCATACTTCAATGAGCAAGCAGGGCCAGTAAGACCGTTATATCTATTCTTTGCTACTGCTACTTTAGTTGTATGTCTTACACTGGCGTCAGGACTCATTGAGTTACGCTCTAGAGTAATCACTGCATCAGACAACTGAGCGATAGCACCTGAGCCTCGCAGTTGAGACAAAGACACTGCCTGACCATCTTCGTGGCCTTTGTCGCTGTTAGGTCGCTTCAAGTGAGACACGCAGATAAGTGTAATCTCTAGTTCTTGAACCAAAGTCCTGAGTCTAGTCATCAAGACGTCAATGCTCTTGCGCTCATCTCCCCCATCCATACCAGAGATAATAAGACTAATGTGATCAAGAAATATGACCCTACAATCACAGGCTTTGGCCATGTATCGCAAACGATTAAGAACGTTATCAATAGCAAGGGAGCCGAAATGATCAAACAGAAAAATCCTATCAGTACCAAGAGTAGCATCGAAAGCATCT